TTGATCCGGGCGACCTCTTCGTAGCCTGCCGCCACCAGGCGGGCCGCAAGGCGGCGGGAGGCGGATGTGCTGGTGGTTGTCCGGTGGGCGGTATGCAGGATTTTTTCGCCGTGCGCCAGGCCCCACAGCTCCCTGATGACCACGACCTCATTTTTGCCATTGCGGCGGGGGATCTCTTCGCCGTACTTGGTGTGTACCCACAGCCCTTCCGGATTGACGGCGAGAATGTCATAAATCAGCAGCTCCTGCCACTCCTGGGCGGTGCGGCCGCTGCTGTTATACAGGTCGATCGCCTCCTGACCCCGGGTCTCGGTGTATGGCAGGCAAATGGATTTTGTTGGAGTTTGACGGCCTTTTCGTACTTCGGGCATTGCTGCCTCCTTTTGCGTATGAAAAAAGCACGGTGCTTTTGGCAACGTGCTTTTGTATTATGCCTGTTTTAATCTTCCGGAATCTGAGACTGAATTTTATCCGCCAAATCGCCATACTGAAAAAACAGCGATTCTTCAAGACCTCCCGTGAACTGCGAATAGGAAATTTCAATATCCCGCACCTGATCCAGCAGGTTCAAGGCTTCGTCATCGGAATAATCACGGGATTCATCAAAAGGTATTCCTTTCTTCGCAAGAAGCTCCGCTTCCATATGTGTCAAGTTAAATCTCATTCCGCTCACTTCCCTTCCTTTAGCCTTTTTGCCGTCTTACTATGGGTTGGATATGCGGTCGTTATAACACCGGTGTTTGGGTTGACGGATATAGTTGCCTTGCTGCCGATGATCTTAATTGACGGACGCCCTTGCTCGTCATATTTGACGGGAGATATACTCAGAGGGTTCTCTATGGCATCCTTTACCGCTTCAATTGGGACATTTCGCTCCTGGATCCGCTCAAGTGCGTGAGTGCTGATATCTTTGACTGTTACACCACCTGACCGTAAACCGGTCACCTGTCTTTTGGTTAGTATATCAGAATTTTCCGGCTCTGTCCATTGTTTTGTATGCGTGTCTTGGAGTCTGCCATCACCTGGGTCATACTCCACCGTACAACGGCACCGCTCATGGCGCTGGTAGATTTCCCGGGGCACCGGGTAGTCATACACCCCGGCAAGCTGGGCGCACCACTCACAGCACTTCCGCTCGGCCTTTCGGATGATTTTGGGGCGAAATCCGGCGCTGTAGTGGAAATCCGCGTTGGCCTTTACCGATTCATCAACCACATTCTGGCTGAAATTCTCCACCGCGCTCAGAAGCTGGTCCGATACATCGTCGTATCTCTCAGCGCTGGAAGCCAAATTCACAAGCCCATCAACCCGATCCTGATTTTTCGCCGGAATCTGGGGCTTGATGCCAATTCCAGCCCGCTCATTCAGCGACCGCTGAACCTTTGCGGCATAATCAACAACCAGGCTGTAATTTTCGTCCAGGGTTGCAGGAATCAGCCTGGAAGCTATGTTGTAATACATACGGCCATCCGGCAAAGCGGCGGACGAGACATGTTTTTCATACGCTGTCCCAATCAGGTGGGAAACCTCCTGGGAATACTCCTGGGCCTCCCTGTAGGTCGCAGTCTCTTTCCGAATTTTCTCAAGCAGAAGCTTTATTTTCCCACTGTTTTCATATGCGCTGTGAAATTCCTGGGTTACCGCATTGATCAGTTCTGGGGCGATGTCTTCCATGCGGCCTCCTTACGTTTCTGGCTCGATGCCGGTCATATCCCGCAGGTTGCCGGGGCCAAAATACCCAGGCACCGCCTGATTAATCTTGCCAATACCATCACCGATGCCGGAGAGCATGGCAGCGTCCGGCTCAAAGACCAGATCCCATGCGGCCCTGGTCAAATAAAACTGCTGGCGCTTGTATGCCACATCATCCCGGACACAGGCAGCAAGGAAGCCCACGTTCAGAAGGCCGCTCCCGAAAGTCTTTTGCGCCTTCCGGGCGGCGAGACGAAGGTTTTCATGGCTGGCCTTGATGGCCTCGGCGCTGGAGGGGTTGTCTGTGACGAATCCCAGATCATCCAGAGTCAGCCCTGTCTCCCCTGCGAACAGGGAAGCAAACGTGCGCAGCTGCTCAGTGTAGGGACTCATGGACTGCTGAGCGAATTGACCCAGCTTCGGCTCGCCGCCGTCTTCCGATTTCGTGAAAGTCAGCAGAGAGGAAACGGTTGCTTTCCATCTATCCATTTCCTCCACGTCTGGGTCAAGGCCGGTAATGTAGCGCTGGGGGAAGGAGTAAAACTCCGCGCTGACCTCGGAGCGCAGCAGCGTCCGGAGTGCCCCCTGCATCAAATTCATACAGGCCCTGGAGATCCGGGACCGGCCGAAGGGCCGCATGGCATCCGGCCGGTAGATGATTGGAACCAGCAGCGGATAGGGTGCCTGGTTGGTATCCACCCGCACTAAGAGTCCTCCCTGATAGTATTCCGTCCGGCCCGCCACAAAATAGGCATCTATGTCTACATTGCCGTGCTTATCCCGCCCGATTACGGCGTACCCCTCTTTCAGAAGTCCCGTGATGGGATCTATGACGCCAGTCCCGTTTCCACCGTCAATGACCTGGAGCCGGGGATATCCGTCAATGTCCTGAGAGATGTACACAAAGCAGCAAGAACTGACCAGCGCGGACAAAATCGCACTGTCCGGCAAAATGTCGCCGTTGTTCATGGCAAAAATGGTGTTCAGATCGAAATTGTCGTTTTTGAATTCCCGGAAGGACAGCCGGTCAGCCAGAGAATCCACGGCCTTACCGCACCAGCCCAGGGTTTCCGCCATCCACATGAACTCCGCCGGGATCAGAGTGCGAAAATACTTGATCCCGTTTTTCATCTCGTAGTACTTGTAGCGGAGTAAAACCCGGGCGCGTTTCAGCGCCAGATAGTTTTTCAGGTAATCCCTGCCCTTGTATCCCTCCATAGGGGCCTCCTTTATCGTTTTGCACTTCGAATCGCTTCTATAAATATTGAGTATTCTCTCACTCACGGACATATTTAAATTTATGTTTTTCACTAGTGCACTTCTCAGCGAGAAATATTCCCAGTACGGCGTGGGAAGGTCGGAAGCGCCCCTGGGAGGGTGGTACACCCCTCTATTTCGCCCTGTATGCCGCCCAATCGCAAGACAGAGGTAAAACGCGGTTTGAAAGCGTCTCGTCTTCCTCGGCCTTTCTGTGGCGTTTCAGCAGCTTGTCAGCCTTCTGCCGGTTGCATGTCCAGTGGGCCAGCTGCAAATTGTCCAGGTCGCTGGGGTGCCCGCCCTTTGCTATGGGAACGATGTGGTCAACGCAGGGCGACAGCGGATGCGGATAGCGCAGGCTCTTGTCTACCGGCTTGCCACAGATCCCGCATACCGTCTGCGTCGCAAGGATCTTCTTTTTGTTCCGATCAAAGGCCAGGCGGTGGGATCCGTCCTTGTCCGGCCGGTTGCGCTTGCTTGCCGTCATAAGCTCCCCCAAAACAAAAGAGGCCAGGGCTATCCCCGACCTCTGATAAAATTACTATAGCCATTTTATCACATATATCGGAGATTTCAACCCCATGAATTCTCAGTTTTCGGCCCCGCCGTACAGGCTGATGGTAAACCTGCGCAGCGCCCTATCCTTGCGGCGGTACACCGTCTTGACATCACAGTGAAGATCCCCGGCCAATCGATCCGCTGCCCCTTGCTCAGCGTGGATGTAAAAGCGGTTCAGGATGTCCCGCTCCTCCGCACTGAGCAGAGACAAGGCCGCGTCAACCAGGGCCACCCAAACCCGTGCCTGCTCAAGGCTCCGCTCCAGCTCCTCCCGGCGGACAATATTGCTCAAGAGCCGGTCTTCCCGGCTTTCGCTGCCCCCTCTGACCGGTGAACCCTCCGCACCAGCCGAGCGAATCCCCTGGGCCTCCGCCTCCAGCCGTTGGATCTCCATGGGGATCAAGCGCAGAGCCTCTTTCTTTGCCTCGTACTGATCCAATTTTTCGATTGCTTCCCGCTTCCAAATCATTTCAGTCCCATTCCCTTCCCCTCACAAAGCCGGAATTTTTCTCCATAAAAAGTTTGTTTCCCCCTGTCCAAAGGTTAGTACCTCCCTCCAGTCGATATAAGAGGACGGGCCTCTTATTT